AATGTGGCGGCCCAAGGTCGTCCAATGCCGCTTGCTTATGGGCGGATTAGAGTTGGCTCGCTGATTATCTCACAAGGCGTTGAGACGATGGATATTGAGCGACAGCCTCCAGAAGATAAGAGAGGTAAGTTGTTGTTAAAATTTGGGAATAGGAGTTAGTAATGGGTAAAGGTGGCGGTGGCGGTCATACGCCTGTTGAGGCTAAAGAAACAAGCCGAAGTAAACAGCTTGTCAAAATCATTGATGTAATATCGGATGGTGAAGTTGAGGGTTTAGCCGATGGAATGAAATCCGTCTATTTTGACAACACTCCAGTCCAGAGTAAAAACGGTTCATATAACTTTAACAACGTCCAATTAGAGGGTCGAGTTGGTAGCCAAGTTCAAGATGTAATCGCTGGTTTCAATACATCAGAAAAAGAGGTAAGCGTTGGAACACAGGTTAGAAAGAATTTGCCAATTACACGAACAGTTACAGATAACAAAGTCTCTCGATTACGTTTAACCATTGGCGTTCAATCTCTTTTTAGTCAGAATGAAAATGGCGACACAAACGGAACAACGGTAGAGCTTGTTATTACTATCGGCCCACAATCTTATCCAGTTTCAATCAGTGGCAAATACAGCTCTCAATATCTACAGCAACACACTTTTGATAATCTACCTCCAGTTCCGTTTACCGTTAAGGTTGAGCGAGTAACAGAGGATAGTAAATCACAAAGACTACAAAACAATACAGTTTGGTCAAGCTACACTGAGATTATCGACACGGAATTCACTTATCCAAATACCGCCTTAATTGGCGTGAAGTTTGATTCTGAGTATTTTAGCAATATCCCAACTCGCACCTATGACTTATTAGGCTTGAGAGTAAAAGTGCCAAGTAACTATGACACGCGCACTCGTAAATATACAGGAATGTGGGACGGTACATTTAAAATTGATTGGACTGATAACCCAGCTTGGATTCTATACGATGTTGTAACAAGTAAGCGTTACGGATTAGGTAATAGACTTGGTGAATTTGGTGCGGATAAATGGGCATTGTACCAAGTATCGCAATACTGTGACCAATTAGTGCCAGACGGTTTCGGTGGCCAAGAACCTCGATTTACTTGTAATGCGTGGCTAACTGAGCAACGTTCTGCTTATGATGTGATTAATGATATTTGCTCAATCTTCCGTGCGATGCCAGTGTGGAACGGTCAACAACTAACAGTTGTAATGGATAGACCGTCAGATCCAGTTTGGACTTATACAAACGCAAATGTGGAGAAAGGTGAGTTTAACTATACTTTCTCGGCTAAAAAAGCTCGTCACAATGCTATCCAAGTCGAATACGCAGACAAGGATAACGGTTATGAAAAGGCGATTGAGTATGTTTCAGATGATGAATCAATCCGCAGAAATGGCTTAAACGTTAAGAAAATAACTGCCTTTGGTTGTACTTCTCGAGGGCAAGCTCACCGAACAGGTTTATGGTTATTACAGACCGAGAAACTAGAGACTAAAACAGTTAGCTTTGTCGTTGGCGCAGAGGGCTTAATGCACGTGCCTGGTGATATTATCAAGGTCGCTGATACGTATTACGCAGGCACAAATATTGGTGGTCGAGTTTTGGCGGTAAACGGTAAAAAAGTTACGTTAGACCGAGAAATCTCCATTAATGGCAATAGTTACTTCAGTTACATCACCGCTCAAGCCAAACACCAAGATATTAAGATTGTTTCTGTAAATGGTGCAGAAGTTACTTTAGACCAAGCTCCAGTTGGATTAGAGGCTTACGGTGTATGGTCGTTGTCCACTCAACAGGTAACAAGCCAGTTATTTAAGGCTTTATCTGTAAAAGAGGAGACAAAAGGTAAATATACCATTACAGCCTTGCAGCACGAGCCACAGAAAGAGGCGATTGTTGATAATGGTGCGAAGTTTGAGCCTAAAGCAACATCAATTCTTGCTGTTCCGCAAGTGAGCAATATTGGCGTAACTGTTAATCCTGACGGTAGTATTTCGTTTGCTGGCGATGTAACAGGCGGTAACGGTGTTATCAAGTATGATTTCCGAATTTATAAAGACGGTGCATTGTACGATATCCGATTAGGTCAAACATCACCAAATCTAAATCTGGATAGTCTAGAGAATGGTGAATACACCGTTGTAATCTTGGTTAAAAATGAGCGAGGTCAAGTCCTAAGCGAAAGAACGCAAACCTTTGTCATTGATAAACCTCCAGCACCGACAGGCGTAAGAGTAACAGGCGGACTAGGCAATATCACAATCGAATGGGATTGGATTAATGATGCCACTGCTACCGAGATTTTTGTTAGCGAAACTGATGATATTAAAACAGCCACACGCTTAACGAGAGTTACTGCGAAAATGTACTCGCACGAGGTTGGAGCTAAACAGGTTAGATACTACTGGCTAAGACACGCTAGAGGCGTGAACGTTGGTTCATTTAGTCAACAAAGTGGCTTGCGTGGTGAAAGTTCCGTTGATATTGATGCGGAATTAGAGGTTTTAAATAAAAAGCTCTCTAAAAATATCATTGATGAAGTCTTTGATACTGCATTGCCTGCTCGCAATCTTGATTTGATTAAAACGGTTAGTGGTTTAAATACTGGAAAATATCAAGGGCATAAACAGGTTTACAACACAGCAGACGGTAAGTTATACACTTGGAATGGTAGCAAATATGAAAGTGGTGTAACCGAGCTATTGGCAAGTGCTATTCGTGGGAAAATCAATCCCGCTCAATTAGCAGATATTCCTAGCACGAAAATTACAGGTCAATTACAGGCTAATCAGATTGCAGGTGCGTTATCCCTTGCGCAAATTCCGAATATTCCTACAAGTAAGTTAAACGGTACTATTGGAGCGAATTTATTACAAGCTAATAGTATTGGATCTAACATTATTCAAACAGGAGCGATTGGTGCAAATCACTTGCAAGCGAATAGCGTAGGTGCAACACAATTAAAAGCGAATAGTGTAGGCGCGAATGCTATTCAAGCTAATGCAATAGGTGCTGATAAAATTCAAGCTAACTCAATCAATAGTGCGAAAATTCAAACTGGTGCAATCCGAGCAAACCATATCGCCAGTGGCGAAATCAGCACGGATAAATTGGCCGTTGGTCTAGGTGGCAACTTACTCTATAACCCAATTTTCGCAAATGTACAGAGTAACGGTTTGCCACACGGCTGTAGTTGGTGGGGTAATTCCGCTGCTATTAATCTTAGAGCAAGCTCAAAACAAGCCGATGATACTTGGGGATTAACATATTATCTACCAAATGAAAATCAGCTTATTTTTACTATAGATGGTGATTCATCAGCATCTGCGGCCGTTGCGATGGAGTCTGTGGCGGTTAATGTTGGGAGTTGGTATATGTTGTCTGCCTATATTGGCGTACATAGAGCTAACTCTAAACTCACTGCAAGATGCCATTATAAAGATGGTGGATATACTGACTTTAATACTGATATTATCAGCGGATACTCTTTTAATGGCGGTTTAACCGGTTATACAAAAAGAGCGTTCGTTAAATTTAAAGTGCCAGACAACGCAGTAAGAGTAACGCCAATATTCTGGATTATTTCAAATAGCAATGAATCAGCTAAGCAACTACGAGTTGCTCGCGCAATGCTTGAAGAGTGTACAGAATACGCAATTGAGCCAAGTCCATGGCAAAACGCAGGTGTAACAGCTATTCACGGTGGCTCTATTGTCACTAACTCCATTACTGCTCAACAAATGGCGGCTAATAGCATCACAGCCAATAAGATTGCCACTGGTGCGGTAGCTGCGAAACATATTGCAGCAGGCAGTATCGGAGCTGATCATATCGCAACACGGTCATTAACCTCTGACAAGTTAAATGTATCTAGCATTTCTGCGATTAGTTCTAATATTGGTCGAATTACAGCAGGAACAATCACAGGTACAACTATCAGTGGGAATACCATATCTGGCGGAACAATCACAGGTACAACTGTAAACGGTGGCTCTGTTAAAGGTTCAGTTATTGAGGGTGGCACGATAAAAGGTGCAAGATTAGAGGGCGTAACTGGTAAGTTCACTGGTACGCTTGAGGTTAATCAGTTGGTTGGTGGTAATTTGTGTGAGGTTGCTATTCTCACTGTTTATAGGGCTCTTGACTTCTATCAAGTGTGGATAAACATAGCCCCCTCGCCTGTTAAGCGAATTTTCTTCATTGTTAATTCGCACAAAACATTCACGATTGAGGCTAATAAATCGCATAGGTTTTTATATACAAATCATGATGAAAAACCACAAGAACTTTTTGACTTTGGCGATGGGCGTACTGCTAAACTGTGCATTACAGCTTACGCAGTATCAAACACAAGAACAATAACACAAGACTAGGAGTAAAAATGACAACATTCAACAAAATCTTAAATCCAATGTATTCAGCGATTGCCACTTATTCCCGACAAGAGGACGGCTCAATAAGCGCTAAATATGTATTAGGTACTGGCGAAGATAGCGATAGCTCTGTAACGAACTTTGTGCCAATCATTTCTGATTATAAATGGATTGATGCAGTAGCCGCAAAAGAGCTGATGAGTAAACCATTAACCAAAGATGACATTGGTAAAACAACAGAGCAGATTGATTTGGAACGGATTTATTCCTATTTGAAAGAAAACGGTCAAATCGTAATCTAATCAACCTTAACTAAAATCAACCGCACTTTGAGCAATCATCGTGCGGTTTTTATTTGGAGCAAAGATGGAAAACATTGAGCTAGAAACAGTGCGTGGTGATGATGACGGGTGGACGTTTGAAATCCTAGAGGATGACGAGCAGAAAAGTGATTTAACTGGTAGCAAGTTCGATATGTGGATTGAGCCAAAGAAAGGCGAGATTATCAAGCTATCAACTGAAACAGGGGAAATTACTGTAAGCGAAAATCTAGTCACCGTTACGTTATCACACGATAAAACGCTAGGAGCGAAGTGGGAAACTGCAAGTTGGGATTTGCAATGCACTAGCTCGCAAGGATTAATTAGAACGCTCGCAGGTGGTGAATTCACGCTTATCCACGATATAACGGAGGCGAGATGATTATTAGATTAGTTAAACGCTCAAAACCTAATATCAAGGTTAAAGTGCGTTTAATAAAAGAGATTGGCGAGAGAAAGGAAAAAATCCCAACTCTCGAAGAATTAAAAACTTTTTATAATATAGGAGCTTTATAGATGGCAGCACAAGAATTTCACCAAACCCTCACAGAATTTGCCGAATTCGTAGGTATGAAAGATAAGGAAATCACTAAAATTATCGGCAACCTAACAACCTTAAGCACGACAGAGAAAACAAATCTAGTTGGTGCGATTAATGAATTGTATCAATCCGTAAGAAATCTATCAGGTAGTGCGGCAGGTATTAATGACAGCGCAACCAATGAAACTTCAACATTATCCGCTAAGAAAATCCTTGAGCTTGTAAATCAAGCGAAAACCGATGCGAAAAGCGAAATCTTAGGCGGTAACGTAGCTGCTGAATTAGATACCATTAAAGAATTAGCAGATGCGTTAAATGGCATGAAAACTGGTGAAGATGGATTGAATAAACTTATTCAAAAAATCTCACAAACTAACGAGGCATTGACTACTCTCAATCAGAAATTCACTACTCTTGATAGTGTGAATTTAAAAGATGCATATAACAGAGGTTATAACAGATAATGACATTTCAAGCGAATATATCAGAATTCGCTGAATTCATGGGAACTGAAATTAAGCGAATTGAGAATAGAATTCCGACAGGTGGCGGCAGTAGTCAATCTAGTGATTCAACAATAATTACTGGGAATGGGCGACCCGACAAACCAGAGACCACTAGCGGAAAAATTACAGGCAATGAGCCAAACGGCACTTTCTACAACTCAACAAATGGCGCTAACGTCGGTGCGTTTCTATGGCAAAAACAAAACAACAAATGGGTTGTTATTTCGGGTGATACAGGTTCAAGACAAATGTCAAGAGACAGTGTGAATGTTAAAGAGGGCTCTATATATTTAAGACGAGTAAATAATACAGTAGAGTGTTCTTTTAGCAAGGGCCGGTGGGACACGATTTCTTTTCGAGGTACTAAAGATCCCAAATTCACAAGGAAAAACCACGTCAAGCGAATGGATCTTCTACCTCGTCAAAAGATACCAGTCGGCTTCCGCACTAAAACTCCTATCATGCTCCCTTTTTATGATGATGACGGGAATTATGTTGCAGTAGTATATATTGGCAGTATGGCAGATAGCAATTATATCGAATTAAGATTAAAAGACAGCCTGCCGACCGAAGATCTTAATTATATGCGTATGCCTGTTATTAGCTGGATAACAGACGAACCGTTCCCTGAAACGCTGCCTTAATCTAGAAGTTCAGCAACTTCTTCCATGTTCGGGGCGTAATAGACATTCTGTAAAATCCTTATGTCTTTATGCCCCGATATTTTCGCTAAAGTCATTACATCGACTTTCTTCGCTAATCTCGTCAATGCCTCTCGCCTTGTATCGTGGAAGTGTAAATGCTCACACATCGCCATTTTCTTAATCTTTCTGAAAGCAGCATCTAGCGACCTTGTATCTAATTGAAAACACAGCCCAGTATTGCCAATTTCTTTTTTCAATCTTTCAAGAATAGCCACAGCGTTTCTTGTTAGTGGAACAGTCCGAGAAGTGCCATTTTTCGTCATTGGAAGATAAGCAGTTCTTTTATCTAAATTAACGTTATCCCAAGTTAATCCGCAAATCTCACCAGCTCGCATTGCAGTTTCAATAGCAAATAACATAGCAGCGCCACTTCTTGCTCTAATTGTCTTGAGTGTATCGTTATAACCGCTAACGTAGAGTATTCTTTCTATTTCTTCATCGGAGTATCTTTGTGTTCTTGGCTCACTACCTTTCGGCAAAACAAGCCCTATCATCGGATTTTTTTCAATATAATTCCAACGTTCGACAGCCACATTGAAAATATTTCTGATAGTGGATAATTCCCGTCTAATACTTTCACCGCTAACTTCTTTTTCTCTTTCTGCTATCCATAACTCAAAATCTTTTCTTGTCACATCACCGATAAACTTGTTACACATCGGGTGTCTTGCGAATTTATTTAATCTTAACGTTTCGTGGCGTATTCCTCGCTTAGTTGGCGTAATTTCTTTCAAATAACGCTCTACAACGTCCGCCAAGATGGTTTCTGGCTGTAATCCTTGTTCTTGTAGCTCTAATTTCTTTTCTTCTTCTAAAGCCCATTGAGTGGCTTCTGCTTTTGTTTTACAAGTTTTAGATTTTCTAATTCCGTTTTTATAAATCTCTACTCGCCATTTATCACCACGTTTCCGCATTGTAGCCATATATCACCTCACACTTTTAATTGGCGTAATCGCACAAAATTTTGCGTAATTTTGGCGTAATCAATGACTAAAAATATATAAAAATAACTAAAAGTTGGCAATATTTGAGACTTAGAATTTTAGTGACGAGTTGGGTTAATTGCGTGTAAGTGATTGATTTTTGAAGTGAATTTTATGAAAGAAAAAAGCCAGTAGAAATTTACTGGCTTTGATAGGTGGTGCGACTAGCTGGACTCGAACCAGTGACCCCCACCATGTCAAGGTGGTGCTCTAACCAACTGAGCTATAGT